GAAGTGGCTTGGGACATTTATCTCTATTTTCTGTACCGTAATATTACCAGACCCGCCCCCGGCGCTATACCCGTTAGGTACGAATACCTCTGCTCCGGCTTCACCTACGGTGTACTCAGCGCCTCGGCGCACAGGACCACCGGCGGCTCTTCCAGGAGCCCCACCTCTTGTGAGGGACGATAAGTGCTCACCAATAGAGGTCACGCTCTTATTTAATGTGGAGGACAGCCATCCTCCCATGCTAGACAGCCAACCTGACCTGTTAGATATGTCGGCCCATCCCATAGCTCCATAGTTGTCCGCTTTAAGGGCGTCGATAGCTTTTTGCGGAAGTACGTTGTTTTTATCGGCTAAGTCTGCTGAGTAAAGCCCGCTTTTAGCGGCTGTGGCTAGTGACTTTACGAAACTGTCGTTGCCGTTTACTTCGGTCCAGTCGTACGTACCTTTACTGCTCTTTTTGCCAGTAACCCATCCTGAGGTTCCGATAGCATCCAGCACTAAATCCAAGCCCTTATCTTTCATAAGAGCGTCTACTATTTTCGTGTAACCACGATCAGCAGAGTTTTTCCCTGTTAGTGTTTTAATAGTATTTCTTACGCCCTCTGCGCGGGTTTTATAAATGTCCACGCCGGCTGAGTTATACTCTTTACCAGAAGTATTAAACCCTGTTAGGCCAAGTGGGTTATTAGTGTTACTACTTCCCTCGTAGTGAAGCCACGTAGCGATTGCGTTAATGTTCGAGTCACTTAACGGGGCACCAAGTTCTCGTAGTAAATCTTTAGCCCATTTAATATGATTTTTACCACGTTGTCCGCTAGAAAGGGTTGGTTTCCATACAGAGCCTGTTACTACTTCCGAGCCTTCCGCGGCGTACTTAAATGTTTCAGAAAACCCAGTTTTACTAAATTCTTGTGGCAAATAGTGATTAGGTACTATGTAGCCGTCTTGGGTAGGCACGAAAAGTTCCGGACCACGTTCACCAATAATGTACGGTTTAGTGCTTTGAGTAGCACCGCCGGTTGCCATACCTGGGATAGGGCTACCATTACCTGCCGAATATCGCTCTGAGTACCCGTAGCCCCAATAAAACGGAGCTCCCATAGTTTCGGCCAGGGCGTGCGCCGCCTCTCCAAGCATATGTAGCTCGTCTGCCGCCTCTTCGGCACCGGACGCAATGGCTCCGTGAGCAGCCTGCAGAGTTTTAAAGGCTGACTCAGTAACATCTGCTTCTGAGGTAACTGCGTTAGTAAGCATGCCAGCTTTTTTCAAAGATTTTTGCGTAATTTTTTTAACGCCGCGAGCCTTTGCGTACAATGCCTGAATGATGGCTTGCTGCATTGTTTGATCACCCATGTATGTAGTAACAAACTTATGCAAGAAGTTACCGGGCAAGAGAGATAGGTTTAAGTCATCTTCATCAGGAGTTTTGCCCGCTAGACGTTTAAGCATAGCCCACACTTGATCTACAATCTCATTTAGATCACTAATGTTGCTTGTTTGCATGTCACGTATGTTTATGCCAAATGCTCTTAGCATGTTTACGTTACGCCCGGTCTGCATAGACGCAAACGATTGCCCGCCGGCGGCTAGCCCGAGCCCCGGCATAAGGTTAGACATTTGAGTTGCAGACGCCTGATAATCTTTATAGTTAGACCCTGCCATGCCCATTAAGCCGGCCTGCTGGGCCATAACCGCTGGGTCCATTGTGTTTACGGCGATACCCTTTTTAGCCGCGTTTTCCACAAAGTTTTCCGCTATAGCGTACGTGGGAGCTACGCCCATTGAACGGGCTTGGCTCATAGCTAGCTGGTAGTTAACGGCTTGGTTAACGCCGGGCAGGGCTCCGAGACTGGCCACCACTTTTCCGGCGTCGCCGGCTATTTGCGAAGCAGCCCCGGATACAGCGTATGTTGAGTCAAGAGAGTTTGGAGGTATGGGTGGATTTCCGCCCATACCTCCGCCGCCGCCACCGCCCCCGGTGCCGGCTTTACTAACTCTACTAGTGATGTTTTCGGAGATGCTTTGCAGCATCTCCTCAACCATCTGGTCCAACATGTTTGGCATAGCCCTACCTACGTTTTAAAGCTCTTTCGAGCCAGTTTTGTCGTTCTCTAAACGATAGTGCTTTTACATCAGCCATTGTCCACCCAGGAAATGACCTAAATAGCACCTCGTAAGAGTCCATTAAGCCTTCGTACGCCTCGTCGCTATAGGCGAAACAAGCTGGCAAGACTTAGCGGAGCTGAGATTACTTCTCCACATGCCTTACAAGCCGTCTTCACCTCCAAAAGGCGTGGTCCAGGTGCGTCAGAAAGTATTTTCTTTATAATCTCTTCTCGCGCGCCCATGCTAAGCTTTTTAGCGATGTCTACGGCAATTACTGGAGACCCGTCTAGTGAAGTAATGCTTCCGGCCAGTATAAGGGTGCTTATTTCTGCACTAGTTTTACCTAAGTTATCCATAAGCTTCTTTTGCGTAACGCCGTTATAGAAGCTTAAAGAAAGCTCGCCAAGTGAAGTAGACATGTTCCACGAGTTAATCCCGACGTTTTTAACCATAGGAACGTCAGAGTCAAGGTTAAGCTCTACTTCACTAATTTGCATACATCTATCGCATGGCGCAGATATAGGCAAAGTTTCGCCAAAGGTGACCCTGCGAATACCTAGCATTAGTAGGTCTCTATCGCCAGCCAGTAACGCGTCCAACATATCTTCAGTAGCTTTATGGTCGCCTATTTTCACTACTCCTCGACTAAGGATTAGTGACAAAGCTTTACCTAAGGACCCTGCCTTAGCGATGGCTTCTTCGTCGTCCCCGGTAAGCTCTCGTACTTCTGCGGTAGTTTCTACTACGCCATCAATTACGACCCCTACCAGAAGATTAACTTCTGACGAGGACGGAGCCTGCGTTTTAATAACTGGCGCAGGCTCCGCGACCTCTTCAGGTGTAAATCGGTTAATAAGTTCTGCGTCTGATATGACTCGTTGTGAATCCATTAAATACTCCTTTAAGTGTACTTTTTATGTTAGTTCAAGGTTAGCGGAAGTGGCTTACCTAGGTTGTCGGTGTAGAAAACTTCTAAACCTTCGTGTACTAAAGTCATGGTTTCAAACATAACTTCGTTAGACACAGAGTTAAGGTCTGTGAAGTTTAGGCTGGTCAACCACGCGTTATGTAGTTTCCAACCGATCTGAGGACGCAAAGTGTCGCTAGTGTTAGGATGCTCTGCAGCGTAAATGTTAACATTTACTCGGAATCCTCGGTTAGTGGTATTAGTGTTGTTAATTCCACTTCCCTGAGCTACCTCTACGATGCTCTTAAGCCAGGTAATTCCCTGGTCATTGCCTAGCAGTACTCCTCGCTGGAAGGTTACCGGAGGAAATGTAACCATGCCAGGCACGTGGTGAGTAGTAACGTTGAAGCCACCCTCGCGGTATGGAATATCCTGCACGTTTGCGCTTAGCCCAGCGATTTGGGTAAAGCCGCCGATAAAACCTACGGTAGATGCGTTAGTAGCAGCGCTCAGAATGTTCTTACTGAACGGTATGTCACCCCCGGTAGGCGTAGAAAACTCTGCGTAAAACCTAAACCCACGGATCGGGTCTGAGGCCAGCGAAGAGAACTTGTCAATTACTTTCATTTGTTATCTCCTTAAGCTACCGTTACTACGGTGCCACCCTCGAACTGGCCGATCTTGATGATCACGAATTCAGCAGGACGCTGAAGTGCTACGCCAACTTCGATATTTACTTCTCCTGCATCAATTGACGCAACAGTATTGGTATCTTCGTCACACTTTACGAAAAATGCGTCGGAAGAAAATTCTCCGCGAAGACCGCCTTCTTGCCAGAAACGAGTAAGTTCTTTACTTACTTCATCCTCTAGCTGTGCCCACAGACGTTGCTCGTTAGGCTCAAACACGGCAAACTGAGTAAGCTCGGTAAGACGCTTACGCAAGTACATTAGGCTTCGACGAACCGGAACGTAACGGTCTACATAAGTGTTCTTAAGAGTGCGAGCTCCCATTACTACAATGCCTGTTCCAGGAATGTATCGAATAGCGTTTACCGCAGAAGCCGCCGCGTTCATGTTGTCTAGGTCAGCGTTAGTAAGCTTAGCTACTGACACTACGCCTCCCAAACGAGCGTTAAGGCCGGCAGGCGCTTTGTATACTCCGCGAGAGGAATCCGTGGTAGCGTACAGGCCAATTACTGCTCCGGACGGGCTTACGGTTTTAGTGGCTCCGCGAACACTCGAAGTAGGATCTGGGATAACAACCTGAGGGTAGTAAACCGCTGCAAAAGAAGACGCCGAGTATCCGGTGTTAATGTCAATCTGGTCATCGGCATCTGTGCCGCTAGGATCTACAACTACAAATACATCTTGTCGACCTTCAGCGTAAGCAATAACTTGGTTTACGTAGGTTGAGCTTGTAACGCCAACAGCGTTCATGATAAGCACAGAATTAATTACGTCAAAGCCTTCTACAGCTCCTGCAATTGCCTCTTCATCCACAGCGTCGCCGTCTAAACCGCCAGACAAGTTGACAGGTGGGTCTAGTTCGGTGGTTACAGGCTGTACGCCAGCCCCTACAGTAGCAGTAACGTATCCTGAGTTAGAGAGGACCGTTTCTACGAATCGAGGATGGGTTGAAGTGTTTGATACTCCGGAGAACCGCTCTACTGAATAAGCAGAGGTTACTCCGCCGTAATAAACGGTGATGTCGTAAATGTACTCGCCGTCTACGTCAATAGACTCGGTAACATTTGAGATCATTACGGCGATTTCATTACCCCAGGTTCCAGGGTTCTTGGCCGTAATAGTCACAGAGACGTCGTCAGCAGCGTCCAAAAAGTCTTTGGAGGCCACGTCGCTAGAGGCACCGATTGCTCGTAAAATATATGCAGAAGAGCCACCGTTCGCAAAAAACATAAAAACTGCAAGCGGAAGGTCGTTATTATTAACAGTGTTCCAGCCGCCAAATTCACGGACGAATTGGCTCCATGAGCTAACAAGAACAGGTGCGTCGGTTGGGCCGCGGTCACTCGCCCCAATAAAAGCCGCTACGCTTGTAGCATTTGACGCTACTAGCGGGGCAACAGGGTTTAGCGTCTCTTCGACGTATACCCCAGGCCGTTGGTAAATAGCCATTTGTTTTATTTCTCCTTAGAAATATTTAATGAATAATTCTACACCGGATATTGCGTCGAAGGAATGTACGTAGTTTGCTTATTGATGTTGACTTTTTCAACTAATTGGGCTGACACTAAGTCGGCCTGTACCGGAGTTATTTCGCTTACTACACGCACGGTGAATACGTTACGAAATAGCCGACGGCCATCCTCAACGAAGCTCATTTTTGTGAACTCGTCAAGAAACATACTTCTGTTTACAGAATCTGTGCCCAGGTTATTAGGCACCTCAAGCTTCCCGTATTTTGACGGGAATCTAGAGCTCAGCATTTGCTGAAGAATTGTGCGGTCGTGATATGGGTGCCTAGACCAAGTAGATACTTGGTACACAAGGTCGTAGGCTACGGGCAGGTAGTACCTATAGAAAACTCCTTCTTCCGGAGTTTTTGTTCCATTTAGGTCCTCATCAGTTAAATACCCGGCTTGTTGACGGTCATTAGCAGGTCTTATGTCTATTAGATCAATAGTTACATAAGGGTACTTCTGTGCCCTGACTTCTACGTCAGGTATGGAGTAAAAAACTTCTACAGTACGCTCTTCAGAGTTTACGTCAGAGACCGTCATGCCCTTTAAAAGGTCCTTTAAAGCAGCATCTTCGGCAAGTATGAAGCTCATAGTTCCTCCAATAGCTGATTAACGTATTTTTTTAGTGACTTATGTAGATGATCCTGTAAGTGGTCGGACATCTCGTAACTAAATTTTCTAATAACCGGATTTGGCGGAATGCTCTCAGTTCCGTACTCAAGTCCGTTTACTAAATCTTGATTATTTGGATCCACGTACACTTCTAAATTACCCGCGTTATCTACTACGGATAGGGAGTGGACTGCTTCGGCAGGCCAGTTTGCTAAGGAAGCTCGCTCTTTAAGCTTCATAGTTAAGTCTGGCGTTGCCATGTCGGCCGTCTCTTCAGCCATTCTAGAAAGAGCTCTATACACAAAAACCCCTGCCTATTTCGCCCATGCAATGCCCGCCTATTCGTGCTGAGGTATCAGACATCGCAAATACTCCTAAAGGAGAGGCAAAACAAAGCAAGGGTGGTGGCTGTCCCGCAATGGACAGCTCTAATAATAAAGGAAAAGCCCCCCAAATGGGGGGCTTAACCGGTTTACTAATTATTTCTTTTTTGCCTTAGGGAGAATTAGCTTCTGCCCTACCTTAAGGCGGGTAGTTTCCAGCTTATTTACAGCCTTAAGCTCAGATAAAGTGGTGTTTTTAGCCTTAGCAATGCTGCCTAGGGTGTCGCCTTCTTTAACTGTGTACTTACGGACAGCAGGAGCCTTCTTAGGCGGAACTTTTTGCGATTCAGGCTTCTCATTAGCTACCTCAGACGCGATGATTTCCTTAGCCTTGTCTAGAACGCTGTAATTAACACCTGCGCGACGGCCGTTTGCGTCAATACCTAGCTTTTTGATAACGCGCTTTACGTCAGTGAGGGTAGTTCCTGGCTTAAGGGCATAGTGCATAGGGTCCCAGTACTGAGGAGTACGGTAATCTCCCCCACGAGCCTTGTCGCCGCCCCAGATAACAATCTCGTACAGTTTCTTAATGTCTGCGCAAGCCTTAATCTGGCGGTCGTTCATGGTTTTCATACCACCGTTAGGGCCTACAGCGCCCTCATGACCCCAGTTAAGGTCTACAGCGGTACCAGAGGCGTGGTCTGACCAAGCGCCCGTGGTAGATAGGTTTGACTTACGTGGGTTAAAAGCGCCTGTCCCGCTAGGGCGAATCTTTGCAACCTGCTTGTTGTAGTCTGCAGATAGCGCCAAGAACAAAGGAAGTACTTCTTTGCGCATTTTAATTTTTGCGGTAGTTCCAGGAATTGTTTTCATATCTAGCTTAGGGTCACTGTAAGATTCAATGACTTCCCAGCCGTTAATCGATTTGTATTTTGCCATTTTATGTTACTTAGCTTTCTTGTTAGTACGCTGAGATTTAATCTTGTTGATGATCTTAGCGTCTTCTTTTTTGTCTTGGCCCATAGTCTTAGGCTTCTTATGTTTGTCGTCCATTTTATCGAACTTAGCTTTTTCGGATTTAGACAAATTAGCCGCCTTTGTCATGGCGGCATCCTTCTTCTTGTCTTTGTCCTCGGTATACTTACCCTTCATAAAAGAAGGCTTCTTTTCTGCCATTACCATTTTTCCTTATCTGCCCAATATGCCGCAGACATTTTGCCTTTAGCGATATTTTTTGCGTGGCGCGCCTTAAATGAGGCCCGCTTGTCCTTCATCTTATCAGATTCACCGGATTTAGGCTTTCCAGCGGTTTTAGCGCCTTGTTCCCCAAAGCGAATAGTCTTTACCTGGTCACCCTCTTTAGCCACGACAATGTGCGACTTAGTTGGGTGATCAGGCGTTCTCTTTGGCTTGTTGTACCCAGAAACACCGGCACGGGCTAGGCGAGGGTCTTTTTTATCTGCCATATATTTTTCCTTACTCGTTAGGCTCGTAGCCTACTACCTTAAATCCTTTTTTACTCATGACATGCCCGTTAGCTCTACCGGCCCACAAAGTGTCGTCATTTTCTACAGGAACTACTCTGTGGATAACTCCAGGCTGGTTGCTGACGCCGCGTCCTACTGTGAACCGGCTATTAGCGTGAAAACGGGCAGTAGCCAGGTCGGTAGTAGCGTGAGCGTCGCCGATACGAGGCTCTACCAGTTCTCCAATAGGAATTGCGCTGGGTGATCCGTGGTACAGAATCTCGCTGTAAAAATCGCGTTTATTTCTTCCCACGTTAATCCTTAAACATAATCTTGAAACTGAGGGTCGTTAATTAGCTCTTCTGACGTTACCTGTAGGCAGTCTGCGACTACTAAATGAAATCTATTACTTACAATACCTGACTGCTGAACGTGTATCGGCCGGAAAACTTCGCCCAACCATACAATTCTACCGCGGTTTTGCAAGTCAGGGTTTCCGACAACTCCTGGGTGAATGTTGTCCAGGTCGCTAGCATTTAGGGTTAAGTGCAAAATGTCGGCGTTGTAGAAGCCGCGCTCGCTAAGCGGAACCTGGCCCTGGGTAATTAA